ACACAATCAGAACAAGATGCTGACAATGCAGTTGCTGGCGTAGTTTCTACTAATCCGGCATATATTATGAATGCAGGAATACAAGCAACATATTCTGTTCCGGTTGCATTAACTGGTAGAGTACCGACTCGTGTTATAGGTCCTGTTAAAAAGGGCAACATGATGGTCAGTGCCGCTAACGGGTATGCACAAGCATGCGCAACACCGCAAATTGGTACAGTGATTGGTAAGGCGCTTGAAAATTTTGACGGTGATACTGGCATTATTGAAGTAGTTGTAGGTAGAATGTAAAATGTTCACAGAAAGATATCGTAAAGATTACACTGGGGAATTTATTATATCTAACACAGTCTGGTCAGGCGGTAAAAAAAGAAACAGCCGTGAATGGATTCCTAATCCAATAGAAAATCATCACATATCCGGTCGTGCAGCCTGTATTGGAACAACTGCTACAGTTGATTTTGATTTTACTATTTTACAAAATCACAAAGGCGGTTTACTAGGCACTAAAAAATTACAAACATACGGTACCGGAGAAATTGCAAAATTAATGAGACTTGATTTTGCACTGGACAAAAATATAGACGTAATCAACGAATTAATACAAAACGGATATTACAAAAATAATATCATTTATACCTCACCGAGAAATTGCTTAAAGTACCCAGGGGTGTTTTATAATATTCCTTATAACCCTCCGGTTGTTGATCAAGTCTTACTACCTTATCTAGCAGCATTTGACGGGCATAAAGAAATATTTTTACTAGGATATCATCTTGACGCTGGTATCGGTAATACTGACTGGACGTGGCAAATGGAAAAATTATTTGCTGCTTACTCGTCGACTAAATTTTACCATATTGCACCAGCACCGCATACACCACCAACCTGGAAAAATTACAGTAACTTAGTTCAGATGTCTCATAGAGAGTTTGTTAAGTACGCAGACATATAATTGCGTTCCATAACAGCCGTCTTATCTCTAACAGAATCAAAATTTACTGTAGACCACAGACCAGGATGCATTGGTCTAGGCCAAGATCCAGTGTTGATCCAAGCCCAACCAATATGCTCATCATTTAAGGTTGGAATAAATTCAGACTGCACACTGCAAAAAAATGTGTGATATAAAAACTTTCCATCTTGTGATGTAAACTGTTCGATCGGCATAAGTTTTAAGTATTTGGGCATAAAGCCCATTTCTTCGCAACACTCACGCTCGATTGTTTGAATAAGAGTTTCGTTACCGTCAATTTTGCCACCGGGTAACCCCCAGGTACCTGGGTGCCTAGGATCGTTTCTTAACAGATATAGATAACGTTGCGTGTCTAGAGAATAGAACCAAACACCCACCGCAGAACGTGATAATATCATAAATAAATGTAGTGTAAAAAGGTCTCGTATGATTATTTATTTGTATGTCAAGACGCATTTAAAAACAGGTTTAAAATATCTGGGTATAACCGGCAAACAAGATCCCCACGCTTATTGTGGATCTGGAAAATTATGGAAAGAACATCTTAAAGAGCATGGAAAAAATTATAAAACTGAAATTTTATTTGAATCAATATCAATGACAGAAATAAAAGAACAAGGGTTGTACTACAGTAATTTTTGGGATGTTGTTAATAGTGACCAGTGGGCTAACTTAAAAAAAGAGAGAGGTAACGGAGGGTGGGCTCCTGTTAAAGGAAGAAATCCATGGAATAAAGGTAAGACGATGTCAGATAAACAGCGTCAAAAGATTAGTCAAACTAAAACAGGAAAATACAAAGGTACAAATAATCCGTTCTACGGAAAGAGTCATTCTGAAAAAACAAAAAAAATACTTCAGGAAGCAAATACCGGACGGCAAATTGATCCAGAAATAGTTAAGGCAAGGAACGAAAAACAAAAAGGAGTACCTAAGCCGTCTGTCTCTGCTAAACTAAAGGGCAAACCTAAGTCTGAAGAGCACAAAGAAAAAATGAGACTAGCGTGGATTAAACGACGTCAAAGTACTAGGCTCCATGTCCCGCCTGGGTAGAGACCTTGATAACTCTTTATCCATGTCTCGCCTGTCCATTCGTACTGTAGTTCTGTTGTGAGGTTAGTAACATATTGCTTATTTACAGAACTATTTTCTGAGTTAAAAACAACTACCCATCGACTACCGTCGTACTCAATAATATCATTGGCTTGTGCTATTAGATATTGCCCAAATGCGCCAGCCCAGGCTTGTGCGTAACCGTTTTCGCTACCAGTGTCTTCGGTTAACAAGTAACGCTGTCCTAGTGCAGCAGCAGGCAAACCTGCACCCGGGCCACTGAGTAATGGATTAATTACTGCGGTAATTGGAGATAATGTATTTGCTGGCACAGTATCTGCGTCAACTGAAAACAATAAAAATCTATCATCAGTTGGGTCATAGGAAACAGTACCAGTTACCTCAGTCCCATCTTCCTGCTCGAGTCTAACTAAACTTATGCCTTCTCTGAGCACACCAAGATCGCCGACTAATGCATGCCACATAAGATTACTATCAGGTGAGTCTGCAGGATTTAAACTAGTATTAGGTTGATCGACAACTTGTTGAGGTCTTAGTGCTTGTAGTTTATTTCCAATTAACAACAACTGATAGTCAAATGGTGTAAACACTTGTCTAGTGCCCATTAATAAGTCGTTGTCTGTGATAGCGATAGATGCATCGCCGTTGGCATCGAATACAGAAGCAACAATGCGCTCGACGACTCCGAGTTTCTTAACTTTAGCAGGACTGCTAATCCAAATTGGTATTTTAAATGTTAGTGTAGCAACATCAATTGGGTCTTCTGTACCTACAGGAATAGTTCTACTAGACCAACGACTTGATTCTAGTTCTACAACCGACAACGAGGTCCAGTCAATGAAGTTATCTGTACTTTGGATTTCTAGTGCTGGATTGAACAAAGGAATAATTTGTTCTAACAGTTGAAATTTTTGGTTTGTATTAGAAGTCCAAATATCTAAATTAATAGTAAGGCTATAAGGTACAGGCATCAAGCGTTCAATTGTAAACGCATTGCCTTGTGTGGTTTCGTATGTTTCAGTTGTAGCATCGTAATAGCGTTGTCGTACATTCATTTTGCCCACGTGATAGGGTTCTTGCATACGAGGGCGATCGTAGTCTAAACTGGTAATGTAAAACGTCATTAGCGGTGTACTTGGTAATGAGTTTGGGGAGTTGTTTTGCATTACAGTTGAAACTTGACGGCTTGAATCGCCGTACCGCACTGGCACACGCATTAGAGTGTGTGCTGTACCTTCTTCGTTGCGACCATACTCGACTTGAAAGTTAGAAAAAATTCTAGCAAACTGTAATAAGAATCGACGAATCTGTTCGTCATAAAAGAATAGTGGACCTGCCATTGATTAGCCTCCGTTGTCGGCGTTAGGTTTAAGAATCTGCGATAGACTTTGACGACTTGGTATAGTGCCACGGTCGTTAGTTTGTACAGTATCTGTATTGTTAACAAAGCCAGCACGTAGAGTTTTTGCATTTTCAGCAAAGTCAAGACCGGTACGAACGTTGTCCTCAATCTTGGCCCAACTTGCTCCGTTGTATCTAAACAAACGATTTGGGAAATAATCTAATCGTAGACAGTAATCACCGGCAACTGGGTTCGCTGGGAAACTTACTCCCGGTGTTACAGGCAAGCCGTTTGGAGCAATACCATCGCCTGTTAAGTAGCCTAGTGTATAACCGTCGCTACGAGGAGTAGTTCCTTCGCTGCCCTCGGTATTATCAACAGTAGTATTTGTATTGTCTGTTGTTAATCCAGAGTCGGCAGGTTGACCATCTTCGGTAGTTGGAAGAATATAAAACTTAACTGTGTCGTATCCACTTAGTGGTAACTCGACTTCGGCCTGTACAAGGATAGCATCGTTAATTTCGAGATCTTTGGGTCTAGTTGACATCTGATCAGACACAGTAGTTGGGTCGGTTTTTTCACGCCAGTATTCGGTATTTGAAATATCTGTTCCTGGTGGAACGTTTTTAATTGCTGTATAATATGTGTCACCGTCGAGCACAGTAGTCCCGCTAGGATAAAAATTACCGTCGTCCCAGATATTATCGGGCTCAAATGGTTTATCTAATATATCGTTGTATTCTTGCGCATTTACTAAAGGTGTAGCCTTGACACGCCAAATATGTGGCAACCAAGTTTGACTAAACCCTTCGCTGCCAAAATTGCCCTCTTGTATTACATAATAACGAGGTAATGCTTTAGTAATGTTGGTGTTTAGAGGATGATAATCAGTTAAGTTTGGTAATTCAAGCACATCACCGCTCATTAGTTTACGACCAAACGTATCAATCATATCGTTGTAATGGAAAGATATAAACAGTGTATCGTTGTTTAAAAATAATCCAAATTGACTTAAGTTAAAGTCAATATCTTGTTGGCGGTAAACTCCGCGCATGACATATACACTTTGATCGTATTTTCGATCTCTGTTTTCTAGTAGCAGCAAATCTTCAATAAACAATGGATTTGATTGATCGTAAACTGGAAGGGTAGCATCAGCATCACCGGCATCTCCGGTTTGTGGTCCTAGGTATTTGTGGATATACAGATCAAGACCGCCCACAGTAAATTGCTCACTAATGGTGCGATCGAAGAATCGATAATCGTTTGTTCGATTAGGTTTATAGAGTGAGAGTCTTGGCATAACTGTTATTTATGGGTTGTTTGACAAGCAAAGATTTGCGTCATAAAATACAGTATGGACGAGTTGTATCAACGTGCGACAGATTGCGCAGAACAGATAAAAAATATCAATAATCGGCAAGCCCGCAGAGATTTATTACGCATGCTGTCCACAGTTGATTCGGCGTTAAATGCACTAGATAGCGAAAGTGTAGAATGTCGCAGATTAAACAGAGTAACTGCTCATTATAAAACTCTGCAAGATCAAGCAGAAGACCTAGTATCAAATTTGGAAAAACACTTGACTCTTGCTCGTTTGATGTTTATTTGACCAATAAATGCAGTTATGCTATAATTACAGAATACAAACAAGGAACCCCAATGGTTGCTGTAGCAAAAAGTATTAAACCTTTGAATCCCCGTAGTCCCGACACCAAATACGTCGGGGACGAACCCCTGTGGCGCAGCCAACCCACAGAAAACCGTTTTGCTGAACTTACACGAGCATTTAACTGGTACAACTACTTCTATGGCAAAAAAGAA